GAAAGTGATCCTACACAAAAAATACACAATCCTACTAAAAGAGATTTGGTTATTACTGGTGCTAAAGGCAATACTGTTGACACAACTACTTACACAAAAGATAAGATTGAAGAAGCAATTAAAAAACTTGAACAATCTAATAATGCTCAAGGTGATTGGGGTTCAAATAGTGTTGAAGATGTAGATGATGGAGAATGGTAATTATACCATTCTTCTAACCAAAATTAATAAATAATAAAATAAATAAATAATCAGGAGGATTTTGTTTATATGGCAACTGCAAGAAAAGGTGGAAAAGTTCAAAGTAAGATTCAAATGTTATTATATGGAGAACAAGGTTGTGGTAAAAGTACTATAGCTTCACAATTATTATATTTAAAAAGACCTGATGGCAAACCTTTTAGAGTTTTATATTTAGACAATGAAGCAGGTTCAATAGATGATATGTTAGAGTATATAGAAAATGATGGTATTAATCTTGAAAATCTTTATATTGTTTATACTCAGTCTTTAAAAGAAGTAAATGATTACATAAAAAAGGCTACAGAAAAAGAACCTTTTTACGAATTAAATGAAAAAGGCGAAGAAAACTTTGATAAAATGATATTAGATGCAGATGGAGAACAATTTATTCCTGATGCAATAGTAGTTGATGGAACATCAATCTTAAATCTTTCAAGCAAACAAGGATTAATTGAATTTAGTAAAAAAAGAGCAAATGTTAAAGCAGAAAGAGATAAGCTTTTAGGTGATGAAAAGTTTGTTAAAGTTGAAGGAGCAGGACTTGAACTTAAAGATTATAATACTTTGAACTTTAAAGGTCAAGATTTAGTATTAACTTTAACTGGAAGTGGATTGCATTATATTATTACTGCTAGAGAAACAGATGAAAAAATTTCAGTTAAAGATTCTGAAGGTAAAATTACATCTGTTGCAACTGGTAAAAAAGTTCCAGAAGGCTTTAAGGGAATGGGTTATAATGTAAAGACTGAAATGAGACTGTATAAAGATGAAAGTGATCCAGAATTAGTTAAAGCATATGTAGTAAAGGATAGAACGAAAACATATAAAAATGGAGAAACAGTTGAAGATCCTTCTTTATTTGCTTTTCAAGCCATAATTGACAAAACCAAAGATCATCAGGAAGTTATTATTCAAAATAGATTACATGATGCAATAAAGCAAGAATTAAAAGAAACTGAAAAAGAAGTTTTAGGAGAAGATAATTCCATAGAAGAAGAATCAACAAGTGACATTGATGAATTAAAAAATAAAATTCTATCAAGGTTAACTGAACTTGGTAAATCAGCAAAAACAAAACAAGAAACTAAAATAAAATTACAAAATGCCAATTTGCCAATATCACCTAATGGATTTAAAGTAATAACTGATATTAGTGTTTTGGAAAAAGCAATAGAAATTTTGGCATAAAATATTTAATTATTAAAGCCAAAGTTAGATTACTTTGGCTTTAATATCATATATAGGATGGTGAATTTATGTCTAAAAAGACTTTTGATAGAAAAATATTATATACTTTTTTACAAGAAAAATATAATGTCACAAAACTTCCTAAACACTTTTACATAAAAATGTCTAATATATTTAATGGTAAACTTGATGGATTATTAAAACCAATACCTCCAGAACATATGTATGATATGTGGGTAAGAAAATCAAGTTATTTAGATAAAATTTATCAAAATAATATATCTAAAGGTAAAAAAATGGATTCATATGTTAGATTAAATTATGATTTAGCTGTTTTAATATCTAAATATGAAGATTATTTATCTTGGTTAGATAAACAAAAGGCATTATCTTCAGACAATGAAGTATTAAAAGAAAATGTTAATATAACTGAAGTACTTTATATACAAAATCCAAACAATATAAATAATAATATAAATGATAGCAATCAAGATTTATCAGATATATTAGATGAATTAATATAGATAGGAGGGTATACATCTATTAATGAATGATTTAAGTGAACTTAAAGATATTTTAACAAATGTACAAAATGAAATGTTGTTAGTTGGATGTTTTTTTAAAGAACCAGATTTATACATAAAATATGGTCATTTTATAAGAAGTAAATATGATTTTGCTGATGAAGCAATGAAATTTTATTATGATTGTTTTGAATTAATGTATAAAACATTTTCTCAAACAGTTGATGAATTTAAAGTTAATACATTTATGACACAAGATGCTGATAGATTTAAAATATATTCTAATTATGGAAGATATGAAACTATAAAAAAGATAATGAGTATATGTGATTTAAATGATATTGATAATTATTTTGAAACAGTTAAAAAATATTCTTTAATAAGAGAATATCATAGAAAAGGTTATCCTATTCAAAAAATGGTACAACACCCTAGATTTCAATCTATGACTGCTGATCAAGTATATAAGACAATTAAAGGTGGAGCAGATAAAATTAGTACTATTATTCTATGCAATAAAGAAAGCACAGTTATTAATAGTGGTATAAGTGATACAGTTAGTAAATATTTAATTACTCCACAAATGGGATTAACAACACCTTGGCATATGTTTAATGAAATGTTTAGAGGTTGTAGATTAGGAAAAGTAGTATTTGATGGATTATTATCTAATGAAGGTAAAACTAGAAAATTAATGTTATTAGCAGCTTATACAACTATGATAAAAAATGAAAAATTCTTTTTAGCAAGCAATGAAATGGATGAGGAAGATTTGAAAAGTTGTCTAATTACTACAGTTCTTAACAATAAAGAGTTTAAAGAAGTTCATGGAATTGATATTACTAAAAAAGAAAGAGAAATTGTTTTAGGATTATATAAAGACGATTTAACTAATGAATTTTTATATAGATATAGAGACGAAAATGGTAAATTTATAGAAGATGAAGAAGATTACATAAAAAGGGTAACTAAAAATTCAAAAGAATATAGATTAGTTCAAGAAGTATCAAAATGGGTAGATAGTAAAAGAGAAACTCAATTATTATTCAAAGATGTTGGAGATGATTATTCAGATGCAAAATTAGAATTTGAATTTAAAAAACATCAGGCAATATATAATATTAAATATGCAGGTTATGATACTTTAAAAGGATATGGAACAGATGATTGGCAAACTGTAAAACAAACTGCAACAAAATTAAAGGAATTAATGAAAGATTTAAATATGTTTATGTATGCTGTTTTTCAATTAACTGATGATGCAGTATTTGTTGATGTTTTTGATCTTAATAGCAACAATATAGCGAATTGTAAACAAATTAAGCATGTTGTAGATCATTTAAGTATGGGTAAAAGAATAAATAAAGAAGATTATCATAAATATAAATTTATTCCTATTGGTTGTTGGGGTGAAGATGCTTGTGAAAACTTAAATCCAAACAAAACTTATTATGGAATTAAAACAGATAAAAATAGAGGTGGAAATAAACAAGGAATTATGTTATTTGAGGTTAATTTAGATTATAATATATGGTCTAATATTGGTATGTTAGTTAAATCAAATCATAATGTAAATGACACTAAAAACAAAAAATATAATAAAAAGTAATTGAAAGGATAAGTATGGACATAAGGCGAATAAAGCAATATATATATCAAAATGATAAAATAGAATATATATTGTCTCAAATTGGTTGTAAAAATATTGTTAGACATGATAATTATTATACTTGTGCTAATTATGATGGTGATAATAATAAAGCTATATGTCAATATTTTGATTCTGAATATTTAAATTGTATAAATTATACTAGAGAAATTAAATATAATAAGAAATTAGATTATCCAACAAGCATAATAGATCTTGTATGTTTTAATAAAAAAATTAATTGGTTTCAATGTCTTAAATATATTTGTGACATATTAGGTTTGGATTATTATGAATTAGAAAATGAAGATGATATCCCTGAAAGTTTAAAAATGTTACAAATGCTTTATGATATGAAATCTGGTGATTATATTGAAGAAAATTACAAATTAAAACCTATAAGTGAAAAAATATTAACTTATTATAAGCCATATGTAAATGATATGTTTTTAAAAGATAATATATCATATGATATACAAAAGTATTTTGAAATTGGTTATTGTGATGAAACAAATCATATAACAATACCAATAAGAGATGAATTAGGTAACTTAGTTGGAGTTAAAGGAAGAATATATGAATATGGGAATATAGAAAATAAATACATATATTTAGAAAAATGTGCTAGAAGTAAAATATTATTTGGACTAGATAAGTCTATTAAATATATAAAAGAAAAAGGTTGTGTTTATATTGGGGAATCAGAAAAGTTTACTCTTCAATTATATACAATGGGATATTATAATGTTGTGTCTACGGGAGGAAAAAAACTTAGTAAAATTCAGAAAAATAAATTAATTTCATTAGGAGTAGATTTAATTTTTTGTTTTGACAAGGATGTAACTAAAGAAGAAATTCAA